GAATTATCTAAGGATTCCAGATGCTGATTGGAATGATATGGGAGAGGTGGTTATTGCCTCTTTCGGTAATCTCCTCCATGCAAATGGAGGTAATGATCCAGTCACCATCACTACTTATATCTGGGCTGAGGATATAGTATTAACTATACCCACAGGTTTTGATCCACCATTGTCCTCGCAAAGCGGGCGACGTGGTAAAAAGAATAATTCTGTTAACGATACCAGCAATACTTTAAATTCTAGGGACGAATATGGACAAGGTATTATTTCCAAGCCTGCTGCAGCTATTGCTAAAGCGGCTGGTTCTTTATCCAGTCTACCAGTCATAGGACCTTATATGACGGCAACTCAAATTGGAGCTAATGCTACCAGTAAGATTGCCCAAATGTTTGGTTATTCGCGCCCAAATATCATTACTGACATAGCTTTGTATAAACCATTGCCGCAAGGTAATTTGGCTAATACTGATGCAGCTGATGCTGCCATGAAGTTGACTTTGGACAGTAAAGCAGAACTTACTGTTGATTCACGAACTGTTGGTCTTGAAGGAACTGATGAGATGGGTATTCTCGATTATGTCAAAAGAGAATCTTATCTCACTTCATTTACATGGAATCCAAATTTAAATGCTGATAGCCTGTTGTGGAACACTAGGGTTTTACCTATGCAGTTAAACAACATTCAAGGTGAGATCCATATGACGCCATTGGCTCATATGGCAACTTGCTTTGAAAAATGGCAAGGATCCATTAAATTTAGATTTCAAGTGGTGAAGAGTGATTTCCACAAAGGGCGTATTTTAGCCAGGTGGGATCCAAATCAGTTTACTTCAGCTGTAGATTATAACACCAATTACTCTCGTGTCGTTGATATTGCAGAAACGGATGATTTTGAAATTGTCATTGGCTGGGGTCAAGCAGTACCCTGGTTAGATTGCGGAAGACCGTATGCTACTGGAAGCAATTTTTCTCACATTGCACGTTTAACAAACAGTCAAGGTCAGGAAAACGGTATTCTAGAACTTACGGTTCTTAATGATTTGGTGTGTCCTAGTATTGATTCACCTATTTCCGTCAATGTTTTCGTTTCGGCTTGTGATGATTTCAAATTTGCAGCGCCTAGGAATTCTCTTCTTCAAGAATTCCATTTATGGCCCGAGCCAGTTTTGAATTCTCAGAGTAGTGCTCCCAATGTTGAAACTGGGAATACAACACTTTCTGATAAACCCCCAGCGCCTAATGAATTGATGACAATTGCAAGCAAGTCAGATCAAGATGACTCCACTTATTTAGTCTTCTATGGAGATCCTCCATGTTCGATTAGGGAGTTGTGTAAGAGGTATATTTTTACTAGATATTGGTACCCACCAAGTGCGACTAATGATGCTATTCGTATTAGTGG